TCTATCCGCGCGACAAGAGCGTCAAGCCGTACCCGGCGACCATCGTCGGCTACGCGTGGATAACCGGCCTCACGGTCGGCGGCGGCCCGATGCCGGGCGGACCCGGTGCGCCTCCGCACCCGGATCACACGCTGCCGGGAGACCTGCCGCACCCGGAGCACCCGATTGTGCTGCCGCCGATTGACGTGCCGCCCCCGGTTGACGAGCAAGGTGGCGGCATCACCATCACCGTCAAGAAGGCCCCGGAGAGCGGCGGCTGGGGCATCAATACCGACGAGGGCTGGTACTACGCGCCCGGCTCAGGTCAGGCGGGACCGAAACGCCGATAGCAGCATGGCGGCGGCAGGGAGGCCGTAAGCCCGCCGCTATCTTTTTTTGACATAGATCAATGGCCGACGACGAAGAGAGAACGCAGGCAGAACAGGCCAGAGAGCGGGCGGCCTACCGGCAGCGCCGTGCCGTCAAGCCGCCCCCGAGTGCGTTCGCGCCCGGCGGCCGCAAGGACACCGAAGAGGCCGGTCTCGCCGGGCCGATAGCCCGGTTTCTGGTACCGCAGAACCTGACCGAACTTGGCCTGCAGGCGGCATTCACGCCAGCACTCGGCAAGATCATGCCGCCGCTGGCGCGTGCCGGTGTGGCGGCGGGCGGCATTGCGCTCGACCCGTCCGAGGCCTCCGCCAATATCATCGGCCTGAGCAAGAAGGCGATGGAGCGGCTGGGCAACATCACCGGCAAGTACGAGAAGTACGCCACCGAGTATCCGGCCAACCAGCCGCGGCCGCTGGTCATGAGCAAGGAGACGGAGGAGGTCGTGCCCGGCGTCAGGGCACTGTCGAAGGAGGCGGAGCGGCTGCGCGAAGCGAACAAGGTCTACTACGCCAAGAACCCGACGCCGGAGGCCGAGCAGTTCGCCAAGGACCGCGCCTTCGTGGACAAGATGCTCACCGCGCAGGGCTACGAGAAGTATTTCGATCCGGCCAAGCGCTTCGACGTCAACCCGAAGAACTACCCGACCGAGACCTTCACGCTGACGCACCCGGAGACCAACCCGGCCAAGGCGGAGACCGCGGCCAAGTATGAGGCGCTGTACGGCTCGGAGGATGCGCAGAAGCGGCTGATCCGCGGATACAACGAAGGCCTGCTGCTGCCCAATTCACCCGACTGGTACCTGATGGGCCAGCTTGAGAAGGAGTACACATCCGAACTTGGCGCGCGCGAGGGCAGGCAGCGCTTCGGGCAGGAGTTCGGCGGCGGCATGGCGGCGACGACCGGCGGCCAGACGCCGATGGCGAACTTCCTGATGCAGCAGTACCTGACGCACCTCGATGCGACCGGGCAGAAGCTGCCGCTGTTCTCGTGGCAGATGCCGGTGCCTATCGGCGGCCGCTACGCGCAGGGCAATCTCGGCCAGTTCAGGAATTTCTCGGAGAGCAACTACACGCCGTTCGGGCCGCTCAATCCGAAGCGGCACGATTTCCAGTATGCCTTCCTCGGCCACAAGGTGCCGGTGATCGACGAGCAGATGTCGGGCGCCATCGTGCCGAAGATGACGATGCCGGAGTTCTACGGCCCGGCATCGCAGACGGTCTACAACGCGGCGGAGACGGCTGGTGCCGACCCGCGGAGATTTCAGGAGGTGACGTGGGCTGGCCTGAAGAAGCTGCTCACCGAGGCGCGCGGCCAGCAGTTCAACTATGAAGGCCCGATGATCGAGCACCCCAACCGGGCAATCGCGCGCACATCCATCCTGACCGGCGCCGATCCTGACACAATCGTGCGGCAGGGGCTGGTGCGCAAGATCATGCCTGTGTTTGGCGGGGCGGGACTGGCGGTGCCGTCACTCACCGATCTTCTCAGCCGACAGCCGGTCGAGACGGTGTACTGATGCCAGCCATTGCAAACCTCGTCACGCCCGAACTTGCTGGCATGCTCGAGAGCAGCGAGCAGCCGCAGCAGGCGACGTTCCTCGGCGAACTGGCAAAGACCGCCAACAAAAAGATGCTCGACGTCGCGCGCAAGATGGCGGAGGGCAAGGCAGACCCGACCGATATCTGGAACAGCACCGGCTGGTTCAAGGGAGCAGACGGCAAGTGGCGCTTCGAGGTGCAGGACCGTCCGAGCGGGTTCAAGATCGACCCTACGCAGGAAGAAAGCACGAGGCTTGGTTTTGCCTACCGGCACCCCAAGCTGTTCGAGGCTTACCCTGAACTGGCGGACATACCGTTAACGCTGCGAACATTCGCCAACCCGAAGACCGGCGGCGCCTACATTCCGCCCATATACGGCGGCCCGAGCATTGAACTTAACAGGCAGTGGACGCCTGCCGCCTCACGCTCGAGCCTGCTGCACGAACTGCAGCATGGCATCCAGAACATCGAGGACTTCGCCAAGGGCGGCAACACGACCGTCACGCAGGAGAGCGCGAAGCTGCAGCCGCTGGCGCTTTCGCCGTGGGCCGTTGGCGAGGTATCCGGCCTGAAGGGTCCGGCCTCGCCGGAGCAGTATCAAAGTTACATGCTGATGCGTGCGCAGGCCCATCCGACATTCGCGGCCAGAGAGAATTATCTGCGACAGGGCGGCGAGGTCGAAAGCCGCAATGTCGAGAAGCGCCGCGGATGGACCAAGGAGCAGCTTAAGGTCACGCCGCCATGGATGTCGCAGTCGGTCCCGAACCCATACCAGATACTCAATCTCAACCTGCCGGGGCAGCCGGTGCGTCCGCCGGGGGTGCCGCCGTGGCCGACGCCCATTGACTATCTCGACACCAGCCTGCTGCGAACGAGGTACTGAGATGGCGACAGGCTTCGACTACATGGACCTCGGCGTGCGCTTCGGGCTGCCGCCCGATCTGGCGCGGTTCGTGCCGCGCTACATCCAGATCGAAAGCGGCGGTGATCCCAATGCGGTCACCGGCTCGTACCGTGGCCTGCTGCAGATGGGGCCGGACGAGGCGCGGCGTTATGGCGGCATCGGCCTCGAGAGCGGCATCAAGATGTACGCCGACAACTACAACTGGTTCAAGCGCACCTACGGCCGCGACCCGAGCGCCAGCGAACTGTACATGGTGGCGCAGCAGGGCCGCGGCGGCGCCTCGTCGCACATGATGAACCCGGATGCTCCGGCGTGGCAGAACATGCTCAACACCGGGGAGGGCCGACAGAAGGGCGAAGCGTGGGCCAAGCAGGCGATCTGGGGCAACGTGCCCGACAGCGTCAAGAAGCAGTTTCCCGGCGGCGTCGAGACGCTGACCTCGAAGCAGTTCACCGACCTTTGGAAGAACAAGGTCGAGAATGCCAACCTGCCGCTGTCGGCCGGTGGCATCAATCCGCAGCAGTCGGCGGAGGCGACACCACCACCAAACATGGACGCGATCAAGGGCTACCTCGACAGCGAGCGCAAGGCGATGTTCGAGCCGACACCGTTATCTGGCGTGAAGGGAATGCTGCAGCCGTTCCAGTCCAGCTTCAAGAGCGGACTGGGCAAGCAGATGCTGGCGCAGTATCTTGACGGCAGCGGTCTCAAAACGAGTTTCTGATCATGCAGAAAGGCAAACACATGCCGGACTTCTCGACGATGGCGCAGATGATGCAGAACACCGCCAACCCGCAACCGCGCGGCATGCCGATTATGCGCGGCGTGGCGGCTCCCGCTCCGGCCTCGGCGCCGATGCCGCCGCCGGGAATGATGGCGGGCGGGCCGGGCGGAGCGCCTCCGGGTGCGCCGGGAAACGCCGACCCGATGTCGCAACTGATGGAGCAGATCGTGACGCTGTTCCAGCAGCAGACCGGCCGCATGCCGACGCAGGAGGAGGTGCAGACGATCCTTGCGCAGGTCGGCGGTGGCGGTGGCGCACCGGGTGGTCCTCCTCCGATGCCGGGAGCGGCGCCGGGCATGCCGCCGGGTGGCGCACCGGGCGGAGGTCCGCCGCTGCCGCCAAACACCAACGCCTCGACGATCAGGCGGTGAACGACAAAAGAGAAGACCAGCAGGAGTTGGGCCTGTGGCTCATCACGCTGCTGGTCTGTCTCGCTATCGGCATTGTCGTCTGGATTGCGCTATGACCGGCGTTGCTCGCGCCGCATCTGCCGCCTGATCATCCACATCTCGAAGTCAAACTTGAATGCGTCGATGACGAGGAAGGCGGCAACGGCGATGCCGACCAATCCGAAGGTGTCGCCGAGCAGCGCCCAGTACCCGTCCCACATCGTATGCAGGGCCGTGTCCAGTTGCTGCTGCCATTTCGGGCAGCGCTGCACGTCCTGCATGCGCACGATGATCTCGGCGATGCTGGTGTAGTCGTGCTTCTCAAGCATTGTGCAGCCGATCATGAGCAGCCCTCACATCTCTCGAGGCCGAGGTAGCGCGCGACGTCGTCGGCGCTGTCGAACGCGATGCGGTTGCCATCGTTGTCGCGCACGTCCCAGTGGGTCCATCCGCCGTGGCTGCCCGGAGGGAAGTATTCCCAGCCGAGTTCGATAAGTCTGCCTTCGATGTTGGTCATATCAGGCCACCATCTTCGGGGTGATCTTGTCGAGCGCCTTGGCGGAGCGCTCCCACGCCTTGGCGGAAACCTCGTCCTGCCAGTTCGCGCGCAGGTGATTGGCCTTCTCCTCGCAGACCACGGCCAGCAACTGCACGAGGCTGTTGAGGCCGATGCGGTCGACGAGCGTCTCGAGGTCGTGCTGCGTATTGGTCGGCGGTGCGATGGTCATGGTTCAGCCCTCCACCATTGTGCCAGTGCGGGCGCGCCAGCCGAGAATGGTGTTGGCGTCGTTTTGCTGGTCAAGGTATTTTGCCTCGGCGCGTTCGTCGTGACCGCGCATCGCGTGCGCAGCCGCGCCAGCATCGCGCAGGATGTAGCGCAGTTCGTCGTTCGTTTTCGAGTGAAAAGGGTGGCCCGGCAGGGGCCGATTGCGCTTTGTCATGGTATCCTCCGTTGTCAAAAGCACCCTACCATCTTAAATGGAGGGTGTCAACCATTATTTATGGCTGACACCCGTTTTTTTTACTCCGCCGCGCAGGCGAAGCTGGAGGGACGGTCGCCCCATACGAGGCCCCAGTTCTTGGCGCATTTGGCGCCATAGCCCGCGAGCGTGGAGCGCTCATCGGTCAGGGCCTTGCGGCAGAAGCAGCAGTTGCCGGTAAGGTGGCCCTCCTCGCCGCCGACCTTTGAGGGGTCCGCTGCGAAGGCCGCCAGCCGGTTGTTGATGGCATTGGCGAAGGCGCCATCGAGGCCGCGCGCGACCTGAAAGTCACCGTTCGTGGAGATGCGGCCGAACCAGCGGCGCTGCGGAAAGTCACGGCCCTCGACCTCGACCTTGTCGATGCTGGTGACGGTCAGCGAACCCGGCTCGCGGGCGCGCTCGCCAGCAACCGAGATGCGGATGGCATCGAAGCCGGGGACCGAGAGTTCGACGGCCGGGTACTTGAGGTTCTGCTTGGCCTTGTCGAACAGTTTGTAGATGGCAGAGGTGTTGCCGACATTGGCAATGACTGCGGGAGCCGCCGGGCGGTCGATCTCGAATGCCAGCCAGCCCTCGTAGGCGCCGACCTGCGCGCCGAGAGTTTCGGTCTTGAAGTCACCGTTACGCTTGGAGACCGTGATGGTCAGGCCGGGCGCCGGGGTGACGTTCTGCTGGGCGGCGAGCGCGATGGAGACTGCCACGCCCCAGTTGCCGTTCGCCAGCTTGCGGTAGGTTGCGATCATGATGGTGTTCCTTCGTGTGTGTCCAACCCGCACGTTATGCACCATATAAGATGGTATGTCAACCATTATTTATGGGGGACCGCAAAAAAGAGAGGGCGGTCTCCCGCCCCCTCCTATCCCACTGATTTTGCTTCGGTATTCAGGCCGCGATCTTCACCCCCTTTGCCTCGGCGAGGCTGTTGGCGAGCACGAACAGGGCGTAGTTCAGGTTGGTCGACTGGTCGACCCCCTTGATGCCGCGCGTGCTGGAGCGCCGCAGGTTGCCCTGCGCATCGATGCGGCGACCCTCGAGACCACCGCGGATGGTGTTCTCCTGCACGACGTTGAACGTCGTCCACAGGTCGGAGCGGCGATCCTCGAACCGGCGCGGCGCCAGCAACTGTGCAGGCTCGATGCCGGTCTTGCGCTCTTCGCCTTGCTTCACCGGGAAGCGCAGGACGTGCGCGGCCTCGGCGAAGGCATTCTTCTCGCCATCGTCAAGCTGGATGCCCGACCACGCCTGCGGCGCCGCAAGCATGCGCTTGCTCTCGTCGATGACGTGGAAGGTGCCCTCGATCACCTTGTCGACGACGTTGCCAGTGTGGCGGACCTTGCACTGGCCCAGTTCACGCAGCAGTGCGACCATCGAGTTGAGGCATTGGACGCGATAGAGCGCCGACATCAGGTCATAGGCGCCCGTGCCGTCGTTCGCATTCTTCAGCCACATCTCGTTGACGGTGTCGCCGACCTGCTTGGCCTCGATCTGGCGGAGCCGCAGCAGGTGCTTGGTGAAGTTGCGGCGATCATCGATGCGCACGACCGACTGGGTCGCGCCGACCACCTCAAAGCCTTCCCTCTTCAGTCCACGCACGACGTCGATGGTCGCGATAGGTGCGAACCGCTGCGAGCGTGAGTGGTGCGCGGTCGTGGCGAAAACGGACGGCGCGTACTGGCGCAGTTCATCCTCGGTCAGTGCCCGCTGTGACCCGTCGAAACGGGCCGGATTGTCGTGATATGCCATCTTGTACCTCCGTTGCTTGATGACGAGAGACAGCATATACCATTAAATATGGCCTGTCAACCATCTTTTATGGCGCTTTACAGGCGCGGAGGGATGGGCGTAGAACCGCGGCATGGCTGATCTTGCCGTCAATGCGCCCGATCTGGCCCGCTTTCAGGTCAAGTTTGCCAACTGGACCGATTACGGGATCGTGATCAACGGCCCCAAGTGCTTGATGGACGCCAAGAATTTCCGTCGGGCCGCCAAGCTGATACTGGCCGACGCGCGCAGCGACGAGGACCGTGCCATCGGCGAGTGGCTCAACACGCTGGCCGCGCAATTCCAGCACGCCGCCATGGGAGCCGACCCGCAGGCCGAACCGCAGCCCTATGACAAGCCGCCGGAGGCCGTTAGCCCAGAGGAGGATGAACCAGTGGCACCTGATAAACCGATGAAGGTGAAGGAAAAACCGGCCCGCAAGCCAGCAAAGGGGAAGTCAAGTGGCCGACGAGATCGTAAACGTAAATCAACTCGACGATAGGTCGCTTTTTGAGGGTGCGCTGGCGCCTCCGCCGGAAGGCGGGCAGTCCCCAGACGTGGCTCAACCTCCGGCGCCGCCAGCACAGGAGCCGCCCGTTGCGCCTCCGGCTCAGGACAGTCCCAGCCCCTTAGCATCCCGACCTGAGCAGGATGAGCACGGGCGGTTCACTGGCCGCCGCATCCCGGTGGAGGAGGCTCCAGCCGAGACGCCGCCTGCCGCGGGCGAGCCGACCGAGCACGCCGAGGGCAACGTGCCAAGTTGGCGGCTGCGCGAAGAGCGCGAGATGCGCGAGGCCATCGCGGCGCGCTACGAGGAAACCCAGCGCCAACTGGCGCAGGCGATGCAGTGGATCAACCAGCAGCGCGCGCAGCAGGTGCAGGACGTCCCCGACCCTGTGCTGCAGCCGATGGAATACCGGCAGCACATCGAGGGCGCCTTCAACCATCAGCTTCGCACCCTGCAACTCGAGAACAACCTGCAACTAACCCGGCTCGAGCACGGCGCCCCGCTGTTCGATCAGGCCTATTCGGCCTTCATGCAGGTGGCGCCGACCGACCCGGCATTCGCGCGCGCCATCGTCAATGGGCCGAACCCCGGCGCGGCGATGATCGACTGGTACCGGCGCGCCTCGACGCTGTCGCAGGTCGGCGACGACCCGGAGGCATGGTTTCAGAAGAGGCTGGCGCAGGAAATGCAGCGGCCGGAGTTCTTGGCTGGCGTGAGCGAGCAGGCGAGGGCAATGGCGGTGGCGAGGTCGCAGCAGGGCGGCCGGGTGCCGTCCAATGTTACCGTGCTGCCTCCGTCACTATCGCGCATGCCGGGAGCAACCTCCGCCGAGATGGCTGTCAGCGGCGTCGACGGCGACCCGATGAGCAACGAGAACCTGTTCACGTCGTCCTTGCCGCAACGCAGGCAGCGATGATAGAGTTTCGATCTCGCCCGGCCTGAGCGAAATCAGGCCAACGTGTGCCGCGACGATACAGCGGCAGCGCAGACCGCAGCGATAGCGGGGGACAAGTCCTTCACAGCAACGCGCGGGCTGCGCCACGGTCAGTGGCGCTCCCATCACATCATTGGGGGGAGCCATGGCTCTTTCATCAGTTCAAGCTAACAACAAGCTGATCCAGTACACGCAGCAGATCAACCGCGAGTACGTTCGCGAGAACCTCTTCAGCCCGTACATGGGCGAGGAGATGAACGCGATCATCCGGTTGCGCATGGAAACCAAACGCGGCGGCGAGCAGATCAACATCCCGCTGGTCACCCGCCTCGGCAACGCAGGCTTCTCGACCGGCACGCTGGTCGGCGCCGAAGAGGCCATCGACGACTACGGCTACCGCATCTGGGTGGACTTCGCCCGTAATGCGGTGAAGACCAACAAGTACCAGCAGCAGATCGACAGCGCCGACGTGTTCGGCGAGGCCAAGCCGCTGCTGTCGGATTGGGGCAAGGAAAAGCAGCGTGACGACATCATCCGCGCGATGATGGCGCTGCCGACCGAAAGCGCCCCGGCCGGTCTTGCCGGGTCGGCAGGCCAGTGCGCCAACGGCATCCTGTATGAGGCGGCATCCGCCGGTCAGAAGGATACATGGAACGCCGACAATGCCGACCGTGTGCTGTTCGGAAACACCAAGGCCAACTACAGCGCCACGCATGCGACCGCGCTGGCAACCATCGACACCACCGCCGACCTGTTCAAGGGTTCGAGCGTGCAGCTTCTGAAATACATTGCACGCCATGCCAGCCCGCGCATCCGGCCGTTCAAGGTGGAAGACGGCCGTGAGTACTTCGTGATCTTTGCCGGTGGCCTGCAGTTCCGCGACCTGAAGGCGGACCTGCTCACCGTCAACAAGGACGCGCGTCCTCGCGAAGGCCGGGCGATGAACGACAACCCGATCTTCCAAGACGGCGATCTGGTGTATGACGGCTGCATCATTCGTGAAATCCCCGAAATCGATGACTTCGTCACCAACGTGTGGACATCGCTGCTGACCGCGGGCACGACCTCGGCTCGTGTGCAGCCGGTGTTCCTCTGCGGCCAGACGGCGCTCTCGATGGCGTGGGGACAGATGGCAAAGCCGACCTTCCTGAAGGAGGACGACTACCAGTTCTTCACGGGCGCTGGCGTCGAGATGTGCTACGGCGTCGGCAAGGTGTTCAAGAAGCACCCGAAGGCGGGTACCGCCCTCAAGCAGTGGGGCATTGCGACCGGCTTCTTCGCATCGACCGCGGTCTGATCGACAACAACCCGGCGGCTGACGGCAGCGTCAGCCGCCTTACTCCAGATCACGGGGGCGGACATGCTGCCAGCAAACCCTACAGTCTATGACAGCTACGCGCGCGAGATCGACGTCATCGCGGCAATAATCGATTTCAACACCGTCGGCTTCACCAAGGCCGGGGTCGGCATCCCCATCGGCTGCATCCCCGCTGGCGCAGTGCTGGCGCAGGTCAAGTGGCAGATCATCACGCCATTCAATGCCGCCACTACCAATGTCATTACGGTCGGCAGCAATGCCACCGTCGACAACATCCTGAGCGCTTCCGACGTGACCGAAGGGTCCGTCGGGGCCGGGCTGTCGAGCACCGGGCTGCCGCTGTTCTTCGCCAACGACACGCCGATCAATGCGTTGTACGCTTTTACCGGGGCTGCGCCGACCGCCGGACGGTTCGCTGTGGTGATCCCGTACTGCAAACCTGAGAGGATATTCTGATGACCAGAAAACTGGTGACGTGGCTGGGCGAGGATGAACTTCACTCCCGCGTCAATGAGGAAGGAAAGACAGAGCCGGTGCCGGGGCCGTCGTTCACGACGTGGCGGCACGACGACGTCTTCATCAAGTTTCCGAAGGACGTGGCGGTGCTGATCGACGACGACCCGAAACTGTCGCCGACGCTGGCGCTGCGGCAGCAAATCCTGCGCAAGGCCGACGGCAACCGCTTCTTCAAGGTGGAAGACCTGCCGGACGAGGAAGGCCCGCAGAGCAAGGAAGTGAAGGGCGAAAATCCCGATGCCACCGTGGAAAAGACCCTGAAGCAGCAGAACCGGCCGGACGATCCGCCGCCTGAACTGCCGGAGCCGCCGCTGACGCCCGAGCACCCGGTCGGTGTTCCTCCAGAGGGCAGGATGGTCGACCCGCTGACGCAGAAACCGAAGGCGAGGACGAAAGAAAAGGCGTGACGTGGCAAGCACGATCTACAAGACGCGGCGCGACCTCATCGAGAGCGCGCTCTCCGAACTGAAGGTCGTCGCCTACGGTCAGCCGCCGGGCGCGGAGGAATACGACGCGCTCGACCAGCAGGTCGACGGCTTCCTTGCCGAGATGGCGCACCGGGAAATCTACAGTTGCGGCAACCCGGATGCCATCCCGTTCGAGGTGCTCGCCGCACTGTCGCAGGCGCTGGCGCGCAGCACGGCTAACATCTTCTCGATCACAACGGCCGAGACCGACGCCATGTTCGCCAAGGAACTTGACCCGACCTCGCCGGAGAGCCGGTTGCGGGCAATCACCCGCTCGCGGCCGATCACGGCGCCGTCGATGCCGGATTATTTCTGATGGTGGCGATCACCTTCCCGAGCACATCCTACCCCGGCGACCAGCCGCAGCGCTCGCGCGGCCGTCTGGTCAACGCCATGGTCGAGAAGGGTGGCGACATCATCCGCTGGATACGCTCGCCGGGCGTAATTCCGTTTGCCACCTCGCCGGAGACGGTGTTTCGCGGCATGGCGGTGGCGCAGGATGGCGTTCTGTACGCGGCCTTCAAAGATATCCTGAAGAAGGGCAGCAGTGCAGGCGGGGCGCTCGTGACGGTGGCTGGGCTGGCCGGGCAGCAGCCGGTGCGCTTTGCCTTCAACCAGAACGTCACCCCGGATCAGGTGGTGGTGACCGAGAACGGCGCCTTCACTTTCACCGCGACGACAGTGTCGGGAAGCTATCCAGACCCGGACCTGCCGCAGCCAGTCGATGTCTGTTTCGGGTTCGGGTTCTTTTTCTTCGTCACTGGCGCCGCCCGCTGCTACGCCTCCGGCATCAACACGACGTCCATCGATCCGACCATGTTCGTGACTGCAGAAGGCAAGCCGGACACGCTCTACCGCTGCGTCTTTTTCAACGACCAGCTTTATCTGCTTGGACCGGACAGCATCGAGGTGTGGGGCAAGCCGGTGAATGCGACCGGCTTCCCGCTCAACCGCATCACCATGATCCCGCGCGGCATCCTCGGACCCGGCTGCGTGTCCGGTTACGAGAACGGCTGCGACCTCGGGCTGGTGATAATCTCCGGCAACGCGCAGGTCATGCGGATCAACGGCTACCAGCCGGAGCGCATCTCGGAGCCGGACCTCGAGCGGCTGATCTCGCTAGTGCCGGACAAGACCAAGATCGAGATGACGACATTCGGATCGATGGGCGGCCACATGCTGCTCAAGATCAAGTGTCCGCAATGGTGCTGGATTTATGACTTCACGACCCAGACGTGGCACGAGCGTAATTCGTACCTGTCGGTGACCTCGCGCCTGAAGCAGGGGCTGTGGGCCTATGGCAAGTGGCTGATTGGCGACGAGAACTCCGGTAATATCGGGCAGATCGACCCCGGCAGTGTCGTGGCGACGTCCTACCGCGAGTTCGGCGCTCCGCTGATCTGGCAGATCGACAGCGCCCCCATGAAGGCATTCCCGACCCGCACCGTCGTCGGCCCGGCGCACTTCGACTTCCAGCCCGGCATGGGCATGGCGACCGGAGCCGACCCGATCCAGACCAGCCCGCAAGTCATGATCAACTGGTCGGACGATGGCGGTCTCAACTTCTCCAACACGATGCAGCGGCCGGTCGGCCGTCAGGGCGACGGAAGCTGGCTGACGCGCGTCTTCCTCACCGGCTCGTTCGGACCCTACGGCCGCATCTGGCGGCTGCGGATATCCGACCCGGTATCTGTCACCTTCAACGGCGCGGAGTGTCCGCGCATCAACGCAAGGGCTGCCGCCTGATGCCGACAGCATCGCCGAAAATCCCGCCGCTCCCGGCTCCGTCGGTGCCGGTGGTCGACGAGAACACGAACCAACTCACCAAGATTTGGTACGAGTACATCCGGGCGCTCGACCAGATCATGCGGCAGGTGCGAAGCGAAATACCGTAGGGGGGTCCGATGGGCTTCTTCCAAGACCTGTTCACCAATAAGCCCGCGAAGGACGCGGCCGCGAAGGCCGCCGCCGACCGGCAACGCGGCGTCACCGCAGCGACCGGTTATCTTGAACCGGCCTACGGCAAGGCGACGGACTATCTGTCGACGGCGCAGGAGCGCTTCATGCCCCTGCTCGACACCGCTACATCCGGCTACAACAAGTACGCCTCGCTGGTGGGCGCCGGGCCGGAGGGTGCGGCCGGTATCGGCGACACGCTGAAGGGGCTGCCGGGCTACCAGTTCGCGCTCGATCAGGCGATGGAGGCGGTCAAGCGCAATCAGGCCTCGACCGGAGCGCTCGCCTCCGGCGATACATGGACCAAGCTGGGCGACCGGGCGCAGCAGGTCGCCAACCAGAATTACGGCCAGTATGCGCAACTGCTGGCGCCATACCTGCAACTGGCGCCGGGCATCACGCAGCAGGTCGGCCAGTACGACGTCGGCAAGGCAGGGCTGCAGACCGATCTGGCGACCAAGCTGGCGGGGCTGGTGACGGGCCAGTGGAATGCCAACGCCGAGAGCGATGCATCGGCGGAACTGGCGCGCGCCGGAGCGGCCAAGAACGTGTTCGATGCCGTCATGGGTGTCGCCAAGCTGGCGATGAGCGCAGCCACCGGCATGCCGTCGTTCGGGCTTGGCGGCGGCGGCGGCGGCCAAACGCAGCAGAGTTTCTGGAACGCAGGAAACGTAGGGCCAATATAGCAGGGCGACACCATGCCGATTGCAACCAACTGGGGGCCGCCGTCGATTGCCGACAGCATCAATTCGCTCGGCGACACGGTGGGCGGGTTTGTCAAGGACCGGCAGGCGGCGAGCGTTCTGGGCAACCTGCCGCGCACGCCGTCCGGCGCCATCGACTATCAGGCGGCCGCGCAGGCGCTGATGCGCATCGACCCGAAGGCCGCCGCGATGTTCCTCCAGCAGGGCCAGTTCGACGTCAGCAAGGGCCTGCAGGAGCGCCAGTTCACCTCCACCGAGCAGCACCAGCGCGCGACGGAGCGGCAGGCGGAGGAGCAACTGCGGCAGCAGCGCGATCTGGCCGAGGAGCAGAAA